GAATCTGGTTCCCACTTATGCTCAAACTTTGCTTTTGCAGCAAGTGAGTCAGTAAGTTTAAACTTAGAACCAACTTCGATTACTTGGAATCCTTCTGCATCTTTACCATCTGGTGATACAATACCACCACCAGCTTCAATATATGGTTTTAATGATCCTACTTTAAAGGTTGTACCAATTCTTGCTTGGTTAACCATCTTTGAGTATCCATCTTCGTTACCTTTAAATTCGGTGTTAGTGGATACATACGGGCCTGCAATTGCGGAAGGAATGAATCCTAAACCGAGCAGGGCAACTGCGAATGCTTTCATTAGTTTTTCTAGATAAACTATATTATATAACAAAAATAACTGTATCTTTAACTACATTTAAACTTTTCTTAATTTTTGTTCCCTGACATAAAAAAACCCCTACGATATGTAGGGGTTTATCAGACAAGTATGGGTCTGATTATACAGACTTAGCAACTTTTAAGCCTCTGTACATGAGTTCATGTCTTTGGCGCTGTGCTGCTTCTGCGAGTACCTTTGCGTTGTACTCCTTTGAGTCGTACTCGACTCCTCTGTATGTGACTTTTGCCATTTGGTTTCTCCTAAAGTAATTGGATTTTAAGGCCCCGTTCCTTTAGCGAACTTTTGCGTCCCTTTCGGGATGAACGATCCGTTCCGAGTTGGCTTACTTGCGTCCTATGATATACGTTTCACAATTACCTTCGACTTTCGTGCGGAGGTAATCAAGAAGGTACTCCTGTGCATCAGAGCCAAGACTCTCATCGCTGAGGATCTCAATTCTGTTCCGATTCCAATCTGCACATGACATATCCCAATGGAATGAGTTATGCTCAGAGAGGAGCAATGCTAGGAGACTAAGTTCTATCATAAGATGAACGATTCTGTTAATTATAACACATTTCCTACTATTTAGTCAAGTTAACGGTATCTTAAACTACATTTTTGATACAATTTTATGAAATCTTAAGATTTGTCTTTAATATTATCGCCTATGACTAAGGTATCTAGGTCTGTCTCATAATATAAACCCAAAGCATCTCCTATTCTCCCAGCTATAGGTTTACCACCGTTATTTAAGGAAGTATTCAGTAACACAGGCATACCAGTTAGCTTTTCATATTCCTTTAGTAACATATAATAATCTTCTTGAGATTCATTTACAGTATTGATCCTACATGTGCCATCCGCATGAGTAATACTAGGGAATCTATCTGGTTCTAATACATCCGTAACATATAACATGTATGGCGAAGGCCCATTCCAGTAGAAATACCTTGATACTTTCTCTTCTAATACTGAGGCACCAAAAGGTCTAAATGGTTCTCTATGTTTTACTTTATTGTTGATCCAATCTTTACCATGAGGATCATCAGGTCTCATTAATATACTTCTATTGCCTAACGCTCTAGGGCCTATCTCTCCATGACCCTGATACCATCCGACTATCTTTCCCTGTGCGAGTAACTCAGCAGTGTCCTTGATCGTCTTTGTAGAAGGTCTGTCCACAGGTGCCTGATCATCTTGCATGAAGGGGAATCCCTCTGAAGGAAGTGGCATCAAATTATTTTCTCTTCTAAGAAACTCCACGGCACCAAGACTCAATCCTTGATCGTATGCATGTGGTGGTATGACTAGATTAGGTATCGCATCTTTCAATACCTTATTAATAATAGTATTTTGTGCCACACCACCAGAGTATCCCACAATATCATCTGGTTCAACAAACTTTTGAAAATGTCTTAGATATATTTGTTCTGTGTATTCGTGTGCTGTATGAATATAATCTACCAAATATTGATGATCGTCAACTTTTGTTTGTAATAAATCAAAATCCCACATTTTGTCCAGATTATCAATGTGTATGCCATCATTACTTACATCTGGATTATTATTACCAAAGGCCTTTAGTGCCATCACTTTCCCTGCATGATCTAGATAGTTTCCACGCAAGTTTAGGATTTGACCACTCATTCTAGTCATAATGAATCCAAGACTAGGAGAGCCATGCTTTATAATATTAACGCCACTTGGAGTTTTACCATAGTCTATGAGTTTACCATCTCTCCACACGCTACGATACATCCAGTCATCACCAAATCCATCAAAGACAAAGTGAAGATTGGGTTTGACCTTCATAGGCCAGAAACTTAGCGTATGTGCATAGTGATGATCTATTCTATAAATGGGGCATCTAAATCCTAGATCTCTGAGAAAAGGTATCTCTATCTGTTCTGATACTTTTTGGGAGTTTATAGCAATCCACTCATTAACAACACTGTGTCTCTCATATACAGTTCCAGCACAATCTATGATCATGCAAACACCGTCTACAAACCAAGGTTGAATATTCCACTCATCTAGTATTCTTGTCCATTCATATATGCCATTAGTAAAACCGTGATGTTTATTCTGATAGTCTCTTTCAAAAGATCTATATCTAACAGTTTCACCATCATAGTAAGTTATATTGGCATCATGGGAGTCTAATCTTAGACCTAATAATTTCATGCGACCCTACGGCTCAAATTTTTGCCCGAATTTTTTTTCCACTATTTTAGTTTCCAAATAGCGATTTTACATACCTGGCGGTCTGGATGGGTCTTGCATGGGAGCACCCATACCTGGCTGCTGATAACCACCACCCATTCCTGGCATACCCATTGGCATACCACCACCTCCTGGCATGCCTTGAGGAGATCCACCAAAGTTTCTATTGATACCTCCGTCTTGCATCTTCTCAAACCCATGTTCAAGTCGATGTGCTTCTACGGTTTTGGTTATCTCATCTATCTTTCTCTCTAGAGTTTTTATCTTAAGGAGAATCAAATCAAGTTTATCTTCCATGTTTAGATCTATTTCTAATGATAATCTGATTGTTTTCGTAATCAGGAACAAAGTCTAAGACATCATCTGATGGCCAATCCATCTCTTCATAGAGAGCATTGAGTCTATCCATGTCTTCCCAAAGATCATTGACATGCTCTTTTGGTGTTGGTCTAAACCAATCCTCTTCTGGTTCTAAGTTTCCGTGTCGTGCCATGTTACCTCCCTAAGAAATAGTGATTGATAATTTCAATCTTCTCATGTGCTTGAGCAATAGAATTTATTTCACTGTCTATTGCTGCCATGATATCAGGGTGTTCTCCTATACCCACAGGGTAGGTAAGGTACACTTCAACATTCTGTTTATGTTTGGCAATTAAACCTTCATAATAATGAATTTGTGACTTGAGAATGTCGTCACGCAAATGTATCATAATGTTACTAGATTGTTTTCTTGTAAGTATTTAACAGTTTCGACAGCGCCACCAATTGTAGATGCATCAGCTGTTACTTGAGGAAAGGTAGACCCCTCTCCAAACTGATCGTAGAATTCTTTCTTGTTGAAATGTTCATCAAGTTTATATTCTACAAAAGTTAACTGTGCTAATTCTAACACAGTTCTTATTTTTTCGCAATGATTACATCCTGATTTTGAGTAAACGGTGAAATTCATTTAGTTTCGTAAGTTTGGAACCATTCTTTAAGTGTTGTTTGATAGCCAGATTCACGATAAGGAGGTTCTTTAATCCCCTTCATTCTCTTGTAGTCATTGTGCATCGCTTGGAGGAACCATGCTTGTGCCAATTGATGTGGGCCCTCCTCCAACAATCGGGTTTGAAATTTCGATAGACCAGCCTTCATCCCCAAATACTCCTTTCTCCACGATAATCGGTTCTTCTCTGTCATCTTGTTCCTCCCAGATTTTTTTGATTTGTTCGGTTTGTTTGTCAATATCTCTCATTGCATTAGCAACTTTGACCTCAATCCACTGTTGTTTCAACCATTCAATGAGTCCTAATGCAAGATGCTGTACAAATGGGTTCTTGAATTTCTTCTTTACCCATCTCTCGGCTTTATCGTACCAAGGGTCTACGCCGTCCCCGAAGGTTTTTTCAAAGGAGAATAGCACCGATAATAAATCCTTTAGCGAAAGCAATACACTTCATTTGATAGTCTGTAAGACCAAACTTATCTTGAAATTTCTTTGCCATTTTCTTATCCCATTCCTTTACATGGTACAAACCATGTACGATAGGATTCATTTTTTCGTGGTCTCCGCAAGACATAATCTTATCCTAAAAAAACTATTTAGATTATATTTTACCATAAAAAAAGACCCCTGTGAAGAGGTCTTAAGAAGTGTGTCGATTTGAATATTAACCGATTGAAGGTGCTGTTAAAGCAACTGTTGTTGACTCTGCTGATGCAAGGTCTAGTGGGAAGTTGTGTGCATTTCTTTCGTGCATTACTTCCATACCTAGATTAGCTCTGTTAAGAACGTCTCCCCATGTAGGAATGATCTTACCGTTTACATCTACAACTGATTGGTTGAAGTTGAAACCGTTAAGGTTGAACGCCATTGTACAGATACCCATTGAGGTTAACCATACGCAGACTACAGGGAATACTGCTAGGAAGAAGTGTAAACTTCTTGAGTTGTTGAATGAAGCATACTGGAAGATTAAACGACCAAAGTAACCGTGTGCAGCTACGATGTTGTATGTTTCTTCTTCTTGACCAAATTTGTAACCGTAGTTCTGTGACTCAGTTTCTGTTGTCTCTTTGATTAGAGATGAAGTAACTAGAGATCCGTGCATTGCAGAGAATAAAGATCCTCCGAACATTCCAGCAACACCAGCCATATGGAATGGGTGCATAAGAATGTTGTGCTCTGCCTGGAAAACAAACATGAAGTTGAATGTTCCAGAGATACCTAGAGGCATTCCGTCAGAGAATGAACCTTGACCGAATGGGTATACAAGAAATACTGCGAAAGCTGCTGAAACTGGTGCAGAGTATGCAACACAGATCCAAGGACGCATACCTAGACGGTATGAAAGCTCCCACTGTCTTCCCATGTATGCTGAGATACCAATTAGGAAGTGGAAAATTACAAGCTGGTAAGGACCACCGTTGTATAACCACTCATCTACAGTAGCTGCTTCCCAAATTGGGTAGAAGTGTAGACCAATAGCGTTAGATGAAGGAACAACTGCACCTGAGATGATGTTGTTTCCGTATAGGAATGAACCAGCAACTGGCTCTCTAATTCCGTCGATGTCTACTGGTGGTGCTGCGATGAATGCAACGATGAAGCAAGCCGCTGCTGTAAGAAGGCATGGAATCATTAAGACGCCGAACCAACCAACATAAATTCTGTTGTTAGTTGATGTTACCCACTCACAAAACTGTGGCCAACCTTTTAACAGCGAAGAACGCTGCTGCTGAATAGTTGTCATGAGTTCGTAAAGTATGTCTCTAAAGTGAGACGTGTAAATAAAAACGGAAAAAATTTCCGCTTCGAAGATTTTAGACCAAAATCGCTAAAAATGTGTAAATATTTTTTCTTTAAGTAAACTTATTTTTTGGAAAACAGGAGAAAAGAACTTCCATGTCTTAAGATTTTCTTTGTTATTGAGGATTCAACTTGGTAATAATCGAATGGCTTCTTAACGGAAAAAGATCTAGAGAGGTAGTTTCCTTAAGAGAGGCTAAGCATAGAAGACTGCAATTAGAGGCTTTTGGAGCTGTTATTTATTGGAGTGAAAGAATTTAGGTTTTTAAGGTTTAAAAATTAGAAAAAAAAATAAAAGTATTAAATATTAAATAAACTTATCTATAAAATAAAAAATCCTTATTAGTTTTCAACGATTTATTGTTCCGATTTCTTAATTTAAAAACTTTCAAACTCTTGAACCCATTGTTTTTTGGAACAAATCACTTCTTTTTTTGTGTAGCTCATGGCAATTTTTTTTTCCTTATAAGCAACTTCTCCAATAAAAACAGGCCAAATCAATTGGTCCCGTTCATATTTGTGGATTATTCCTTGGCTATCCAGAAATAATGGATCTCCTTTTTTAATCATTTTCCAATCTTGGTTTATTCTCTCAGGATGAATTATGCCATCAATATCTCCCTTTTCATCTCTTGGATAATCTATACTCCCTTGATGAACGTGAACCACTAATTCCTTTGGAAGTTCTATAAGTTTATTTTTTAATTTATCTATCTCTTCCCTTAGGGAGCTAATTATTAGAGAGAATCTATTTATAATATTTTGATCATAAAAATTTTGTGCGACAGCTCCTATTTCAATAACTAAGCCACATGGCCAAGCTTCTACAAGAAAGCCTGTTTGGGCTTTATCTTTTTCGTGCAAATAAATAGGCAATCCAAATTTGTTCTGCAGTAATGCAGCTAAACAAAAATCTTTGGATCTCCTCCCATACATAACAATGCTTGTTCCCATATTTGCAGTAGTAGTGTGCAAATCGATTGCAATTTGACAGGGTTTAGATCCGTCAATTCCAAATTCATCTACTAAAAAATTGGCTCTATTAGTTTCATAAAAGCTATTCTTGTGTTGATCAAAATTCTCACTTTCTTTAAAAGATCTATTTAAATCTACATCTATATATCTGCAACCTTTTTCATAGGCAGCAGGATTACCTATGATGTACTCATACTCAATACCATTATTTAAACTATTTTCCTTTCTATTAAATTGCTTAACAGCCCAAACAGGATTAATTTCATTCCCATGAGTGCCTGAAACGATAAGTATTCTTTGAACAGTCATTTTTTCTTTAAAAATAAAATTTTATGCAAAATAAATACCTTATAAAGGCCTCCAGAAAATTCTGGTTTTGGTTTTGGACCCAATTAATGAATGGCTTCGCGCCATCAGATTTACATGGTAATTATAAAAGGCCTAAAGGTATAACCATTAATAGTGAATACGATATTAATAATGAGAATGGACAAATTTATTTATTAGTAGGTCATTCTTGTCCATGGTGTCAAAGAACTTTACTCGTACACGAAATAAAAGATTTATCTAAAAAAGTTAAAGTAATTTTTTTAAAGGCAGATGTTGAGCATGGCGAATGGATTTTCAATACAAAGATTAAAGGATGTATAAGACTTTCAGACCTTTACAAAAAAGCCAATAAAAAGATTATTTTTAGAGCGACCTTATGTTTGTTAATTAGTTTTGTAAAAGATGAAGTAAATATTTTGTCTAATGAAAGTTCATAAATTATAAGATTACTCAATTCAAGAAA